GCCAATAAACTTTCAGAGTTGCAGAAGGAATGGTTTAAGTCAACGAAGAACGAATATGATCTCTATATGGAGATACCAAGACTGATAGAGGAGAATGCAGAGTTATGGAAGAGTAAGAATTTCCATGCACCTAAGAGGAATTGGTATAAAACACGGACTAGGTATACATTAAGAACTTAGTTTTATATTTTTCTTATATACACATGGCTAAACACACTTGCAAGGAATGTACATTACCTACCATTAGGGACTTTTATAACGAGCATGTCAGAAGGATGAAGCTGTTGGGGCTACATTATGTAGCATATAACACCTTCTATAAAAGACTAGTTATAAGTGAATGGAGTGTACAGAAAGCTATTACCACACCAGCAGTCATTGGGAAGATGACAAAGAAGAGGAAGAGAAAGATTATTAGAGAGTTCAAATGGAAGAAGTTTAAGAGAAAGGTTTTATTGTTTTTTAGATCATTGGGAAAAAAATAATGGCAAATAAAGAGCTAATAACAGGGGAAGAGGTAAAGGATACATCCACATTAAGTAGGATTAAGTGAGTGGATGAGATGTTACCTAAGCCAGCGAATGAGAATCAGAGGACTAGTGGAAGACCAAAGCTCTCTGAAGAACATTTTAGGATAGTAGAAGAGTGTTTGAAATTAGACTGTACGATAGAAGAGGCATGTATATATGCAGGGATAACACCTACTACATATTATAACCATCGTAAACAAGATCCAGATTTTGCATTAAGAATGGATAGGGCAAGAGATTTTCCGAAGATGGTAGCAAGAGCAGCAGTACAGAAAAGGATAAGACAATGAGATGCTAAGACAGCATTAAGATATTTGGAATTGAGAGATAGGAAGAGATATACAACGAATGAGAACATAGCGAATATGTGAGAGGAATGAGAAATGGGAAAAGCACCAGTAGTGCAATTTATATCAGTGGCAAGTAATGAATGACAAAATACAACAAGCCCTGACTCTCAGAGTGATACAAAGCCAAAGTCTGCTTATGAATGATCTGCGAATTCATGAGAGAGGCAGACACCTTGGGAGAATGAGGAAGAGGCATTAAAGAGATTAGACTCATTGAGTTCCAGCATTGGATAGGGAATAAGGTAGAGCCAGATGACTTTGTAGAAGCGAAAGTATTGAGTCAGAATCCTAAGTCTATTAGGCAGAGAAGATGGAGGGAGAATAAGAAACTAAGGGAAATGTTTTAATTTTGTAGACACCGATAATATAATGGCGAATGTAGAGATAAAACTGACAGAAAATCAACAGAAGGCATTTAATGTCTTGTTAGATAATGAACACACAGCTATTGGATATGGTTGATGAGCCTGAGGGGGTAAAACCTATCTATGAATCATCTGGTTATGGAGAATGTGTAACCAATATGCCTGAGTCAGATATGCTCTAGTTAGAGATACTATTAAGAATATCAAGCAGACTTCTGTTATATCTTTAGAGAAGTTCTATAGAGATTATAACATACCAGAGGAGATGAGAGGTAAACTTAATAATGTATCAAATGTGATAACATTTCCTAATGGTAGTCAGATATTATTAAGGGAATGATGTTATTTACCACAAGACCCATTGTATAATAGATTCTGATCGTTGGAACTTACATGAGCTTTCGTAGAGGAGTCAGCAGAATGTCCGTTGGAATGAATAGAGATATTGCAGACTAGAGTATGAAGGTTCAAGAATGAGGAATATGGGATATTAGGGAAAGTATTAGAAACATTTAACCCTAACCCATGACATGTATACGAGAGATACTATAAAGGGAAGCATAAAGATGGGGAGCAGTCAGTATTTATACCCTCTCTAGTGTATTCAAACAACTTTATAGATAAGGGGTATATAGCGAACCTAGAGAGAGCGAGTGAAAGGACAAAGCAAAGACTATTGTATGGTAAATGGGACTTTGATGATAACAACTGGTTATTATTCAAGCAATGAGATTTGGACAGTTTGAAGACAAACGAATCTCAATGAGATAATTACTTCCTAATATGCGATGTAGCGAGATTTGGAAAAGATACGACAAGGATAAGTTTATGGAGAGGGAATACATGGATAAGAGTACGAACTTATGCAAAGAGTAGTGTAGAGGAAGTAAAGACAACGATAAAGCTGATACAGAATCAATACGAGATAGAAGCAAGGAACATAATAATAGATGCAGACTGAGTATGATGATGAGTAGTAGACTGAATACCATATTCAACTGGGTTTATAAACAATAGTAAGCCAGTAGAAACAGGGGCAAAGCAGAACTATGCTAATCTGAAAAGTCAATGTGCATTCTTGTTGCAGGAAAAGGTGCAGAAATGAGAGATAGCAGTAAAATGGGAACACCTAGATTCGCAGAAAGACTGGGAGATATTAACACAGGAGATGATGAACTGCTATATAGATGAGAAGAGTATAGATGGGAAGACAAAGATAGAGAGTAAGGATAAGATGAAGGCGAGAATATGAAGGAGTCCAGACTTATTAGATACGATGATAATGAGAATGTATCCATATCTAAAATACTTTGATGATGAGATAGGTAGTTATTTAACTTCAATATCAAGATAGATGGTAACACTAACAGATGAGTTAAGGCAGAAGATAATGTGAGAGTATAGACATGGTTATGAAGCCAACAGGTCAAAGAACTCTCTTTTTATGACACAGAAAGATATATATTCAACTAAAAGGAACGATGAGTTATTAAGGAGTCAGATTTTTTGGAGCTGTGCAAGGACAATGCAAGCTACATGTATAATCAATGAGCCAGCAGTAAGTTGGGAAGATGAGAATGTATTATATCAGATGGAGGCGAGAAACTTTACAGATATGTTTAAGACAGATTATACAAACGAGAGATGGGACTTTGATAGATATATGTGATTAGAAGATATATGTAAGTATTGAAAAGCCGTTTTTCTTTTTAGTGGGTATGATAAGAAAAAGAATGTACCAACAGTTCAGAGAATAGACCCAAGATTTGTATATCCATATAATGATGGAGGGCTATTGGTAAAAGATTATCCATTCTTTTGATTTGATAGAGTGATAACAAGGAAACAGTTGGAGGAATTGCCAGTGAGTGTCAATAAAGATTTCAAGGAGATGATAGTAAATCACTATGATGTGTATATCAACTGACTAGAAACAGAGGATGCATTTCTAAGGAATATCTGCACTTGTTATAACTCAACAACAGGACATTATACAATCCATTATCACTATACATATATATATGATGAAGATAGTGGGGAGAATAAATTGTATTTGGTGCTAATGCTAAGCGACCAGATACTAGATATATATGATGTACCAGAAACAGACAATGTAATACCTATTGCAGTATATGGATTTGCATACGATAGTCAGGACTGGTGGTGAACATCATTAGTAAATATTATAGAGGATGGACATAGAACAGAGCAATTATTGTTAAACCTATATAAGATAAAGGTAACAAGGGAGGCTATGTGATGAAATATATTCATAGATGAACAAGTGTTTATGAATAATATCAATACTTTGAAAAATCAGAGTATTAAGAACAGATGGTTTCCAGTGAAAATGAGAGATATGACAAAACCTATTAGTTCTATGGTGTATGAATTACCACAGAGCCAAATAAGTTCAGACTTATATAACTCTCTAAATATGATAAAGAATAAAGCATTGGCAGAGAGCTTTACAAATGCAACAGCACAGTGATTATGATTAAGTGGAAATAGTGACCCTAATACAGCGACAGCAAGTAAGATACAGAAAATCAATGCTAATATGATAACATCATTACAGAATCAGATTTTATCTTATTGAACTAAGGAATTTGCAGAGCTATATAGAGCATTTATGTTATATCATTGGAGGAATAGTTCTAAGAAAGTAATCAGAAGAGTAAATAACTGATTAAGCTGAACATATAAGAAAGTAAGCAAGAGTGATATAAAGTGAGATTTCTCAATAATGGTAGTAGACCCAATATTAAAGGACATAATCTATCAAGAGAAGAAAGGAGCATATATGGAGCAATATAATATGCTAGTAAGTAATCCACAGACACCACCATTCTTGCTAACAAACATACAAAGAGCGATAGCATACTATAATGGACTAGATGAAAGTGAGATAGATTCTATCACACCACTAGACCCAGAGGAGTATCAATGCAAGCTGGATGTATTATTGCTAAATCAAGATGTAAGTATCTATATTCCACAGAATGCGAATATACAGATGAGATTACGATACTATAATAGAGCAGAAGATACAGATGCTAAACATAGAGCAATACAAGCATTGCAGTATATGGTAACACAATGACTAGGTACAACAGAGATGAATATGGCTAGTCAGCCAAAAGTAACAGACTTTAAGTCTGCATGAGAGAATAACGACCCATTAACAAGTCTAAATATGGATACAGTGAACAACTTAGAATGATGAAGTTGATTTAGTGAATGAAGTAGAGGGAATGCTAGCTTGAATGTAAGCTGAATGCAGTCACTAGATGTAAGTAATGGGATGGGTTAATCAGATTTATAATTTAATATAATATAATGGCAGCAAAAAGGAAAATTGCTTTCAAAAAGAAAGAAACAATTGAAAGTGTAGAGAACGAAGTAGTAGAAACACCTGTTGTAGAAGAAGAAACAGTAGGTACTACCGTTGTAGAAAATGAAATAAACGACATTATTGAAGCTGAGCTGAACAATGTAAAGGAAGAAGAGAAAAAAGTGTCTGAAAAAACTAAAAAATCAGACAAAGTAATCTGAACTGTTGGGGACACAGTAGTAACTAAACCAAAGTGACAGATTTCATTTGAGGCACAAGTTGCACCAGTACCAATGTTCAAGATACCAGCTGATATTAGACAGTATCTTATGAACAACGGATTTACTACTGATGTATATAAGAAAGACAAAGAGTGGCTAGATGCACACAATGTAGATATGGAGATGATAGACAGACTTAAAGACTTTTTAACTCGCTTATAATCATGTGGCAGATACTTAGGGACATAAATGACTTGATAAAGGAAGAACCTTACAGAGAGAAGATAAGGATAGAAGACCTATCAAGACAGAAAGCTAAGAGATACAAGCAAGAGGTGTATAGGAAGATGATATACAACTATCTTAGGAAGTATCATAAGTGAATAGATATGCTCTCTAGGGAAGACATCGTGATAATGACTGAGTGATTTGACACCATAGATAAGACATTGTTCATGGATCAAGTGAAATACTGTCTGGAAACAAACTATGGTAAACCAATCAAGTGGATAGTAGAAAATAATAAATCCATTTTATTTAATAAGTAAACTAACTATGGCATTAGAAGAAGAACTAATGAAAGCAGAGCAAGAAACTGCTAAAGAAGAGGTAGAGGAAACAAAAAATCCTGATGACCTTTCAGATGAAGAGATTGAAGCTGTGAAAGAGCTTGCAATTATGCCTTGATGGGAGGTATTAAAGAAATGTATGGAGAAGAGAATCAAGAAACAAGAGGAAGACCTTCTCGTATTAGCTAAGGAACACTTTATGGAACCAAAGAAGCTGTGATATACAGCATTTGAGGTTTTAGGAGGGTTCATACAGTGAATGTGAGAGATGGAAAGACTAGTGAAGGTATTGACTACTGACCCAGAGGAGATTAAAGCTGCAGTAGAAGCATTGCAGAAAGCAGAGCAAGAACTGACAGAGTGAAAGAAGAAAAGGAAATAAACTCTCAAATATTTCCGACCGAAGTTGCAAGTCGTTAAACTAATCAATTGAAGACAAGTTGAAGTCTATAAATCAATTCAGGCTTGTAGAATGGTCTGACTTTACATTCTATTTATTATCAGATGACTGATATGGAAACAATTGATAACACAGAAGAACAGAAGAAATCTTGATATGCAGCATTGAGAGAAAAGCATAGTCAAGAGATGGCTGAACTTCAGGCTAAATTAGATGCAGAAATTGCAGGTAGAGCTGCTGACAAGAAACTTTACTTTGGTAACACAATGAAAAGTAGAGGTTATGAATGAGATTTTGATTCATTCGCTGACAAATACAATTCATTGAGTATTGATGATTTAGTTTCATTGTATGAGTGACAGAACTGAAAAAGAGAAGTCGCACCAGTACAGCCAGCAACGACACCTGAAACAACTCAGACTAATGAATGACCTAAGAGTGTTATCGCATGAGCTAATCCAACAACTGAGGTTGGAGGTAAGAAGCTAAGTGAGATGAACACGGAAGAGTTATTAAACTTTGCTAAAACACAATCTTGGTATAAATGATAGTTGGTATTAGCTAAAATACTTTTAGCTTATATTTAATTATTAAAATGCCTTTTGACAGATTTAATGTGGCAAACGAGAATGCCGCTAACTTAATGCAGACATCTAATATTAACGATGCTGGAAATGTAAATGAGTTCTTAACTTACTTACTTAAAAAATCATTCCTAGAAAACGGAGAACCATCAACAGTATTCATGAAATTTGGTACTAAAGCTTCACATCAAGGATATAAATCTATTACTTGGCCTAGATTAGGAGTAATGAGAACATCTTTGGCTGATGCTGCTTTGACTGAAGGAGTAACTCCAGATGGACACACTAATGTAGTTAAAACTGTAACTGCAGTACCTGTTCAGCTTTGAGATTACTCTATCATTTCAGATGTACTAGATGTAGAAACATTATTACCAATCATTGCTGCACAAGGTAAAGAATTGGCTAATAATGCAGGAAGACTAGTAGATGAATTCATCCAAGATGCTTTGGCTAATAGTACAATTGGTGCTATGTATGCTAAGACTGCAACTTCAAGAGCTGGACTAACTGCTGCTGATGTAATGGATTTAGACCTAGTATTGAAGGCTTGTACATTCCTAGCTGCACAAGGACAGACTGGAGAAAGATTCAAGATTATTATGCATCCAAATGTATTCTTAGACTATGCTAAATCAGCAGAAACTAACAGTTGGTTGAATAAACTAATCTACGAAGATTTCAAAGGAATCAAAGATGGATTTGTAACTGCTGGAGTGAACTATGACATCTACATTTCATCTAATGTAAAACCATTTACTGTAACAGATGCAGGTGGAGATTTCCAAGTTTACCCTTCATATGCTTTCAGAGAAGGAGCTTACGGAGTTGGAACATTACAGAACTTGCAGACTTTCTATAAACCATTTGGAGCTGCTGGAACTGAAGATCCATTAAATCAGAGAGCAACAGTAGGATGGAAATGTATGTATGGTGCAGCTGTTCTAAACGACTTGTTCATCGTAAGAATGGAATCAAGAGCAGGAACAGACTATGCATGGCAAGAAGCATTAAGCTAGTTAGTTTGCTTATATATATTGGGTTGGGGAAACCTAACCCAATAGAATAAACAGATTATTTATCTTTTAAGAGGCATTGTATGGCAACAGTAAGAACAAGGTTACAGAATTGGGCATTAGAGGAATTAAGAGGTTCAAGTCAAGTGAATGAAGATGTTTTAGTAGCTTGGTATAATAAAGGGTTGCAGATATTTCAGAAAGCTATGCTGGAGTATGTGAATGGAATGCAGAATACATCATCAGTTTTCAGTAATATCGTAAAAGACCAAGCAGAATATAATTTACCATTGTGAGTATCTGGGAAACCAGATTTTTATTCAATTATACAATTAAGAGTAGCCTATTATACAGATAAGAATGGAGTACCAGTGTATAGAGTATGTAAACCAATGAACTTGTCAGACTATAATATCAGACCTACTAATAATGTGTATGAAGACTGAAAGCTAGTATCACAATGATGAAGACAAGCTGGTGACCCAATGATATGGTGAAGAATATCAGAGAGAAATCCAAGATATGTATTTGTAGATAAAGACACAATCAAGATATTTCCGACACCTACTGAGAATGTATCAAGCTGATTATCATTGAACTATAACTTTATAGATAAACCAGTGACAGCGACAACAGATGAAGAAAATCTGAATTTGCCACGATATTTCTTTGATGCAATAGAGGACTATATGACATTCAGATTATATCAAGCTGAAAATCCTGAGATGGCACAATGGTATTATCAACAGTTTGATAACACATTAAAAGATAATATCTATGGACTGAATAAAGATAAAAGACCGATAGAAGAATGATTTGCTAATACAACATATTTTAGTCACTATTAAGAGAACAGATGGCAGGAGGAGAGAATATGACAAGAGGGACAATAGCTGATGTATCATGGAGAGATTTATTAGCACAAGACCCTTATTACTGACTGAGTAATAGTTTTCAATACTCTGAAAATCTGAACTGTGATGATGAATTACACTGAATAAAGCTCTCACA